GAATAAATAAAAAAACTGGCAGACTTCACCCAGCTCACGAAGATGTTTTTAAGAATTTAAAATCTAAAGATATTAAGAAAATGACAAAAACAGGAAGAAATCCTGAGTTAGAACCTGGTAAAGGATCTTCGGAAACAAAATTAGAAGCAAAATATATTAGAGGTAGAAAATTTAAATAGGACAAATAAAATGAAAAAAATTTGGAATTGGATAAAAAAAATTTTTAAACCAACAAGAATAGAACCAACTGTAACACCCGCTGAGTCTAAGGTAGACTTAACAGGTCTTACGAAAGGTGATATAAAGAAACTTAAAGCACAAGGAAAACTATGACAAAACTATGTCCAAGAGGTAAAGCAGCAGCGAAGCGAAAATTTGCCGTGTACCCGTCTGCATACGCGAATGCCTACGCCAGCAAGATTTGTGCAGGTAAAATAAAAGATCCATCAGGTAAGAAAAGAAAAGATTTTAAAGGACCTAAACCAGCAGGTAAAGTTGTTGGTGGAGTAATATCTACAGTTGGAAAAGCTTTAGGAAAAAAAGGTATTAAATATTTAAAATCACCCGAGGGTAGAAAAAAAACAAAAGAAATAATGGATAGTCCATTGCCAAAAAAAATGAAAGAAACATTAGGAAAATTAAAAAAAGCAGGTTTTAACAAAGGTGGTGGTGCAGATACTGGTAGAAGAGGAGAATTTAACAGTAAACTTGGTGTTGCAATAAATAAAATAAAAAGAAATAGACCGACAAGACCAGATATAAAAAAAATAAAACAAAAATTTCAATCTGAAAAAGATTTACCAAGGTCAATGAAAATTGATACAACTACAAGTGCATATGGAGATGCAGGAAAAGGAAGACCTGTACCCAAATATAAATCTGGTGGTATAAATAAAGATATAATTGAAAAAGCAAAAGAATTTAGAAAAAAATCAAAACAAAAAAAACAAAAAAAAGGTTTTGAACTTAAATATCCTGGTCCTGCAAGACCTGGAAATCCAGTAGTTGTTTATGAAGTAAAAAAAGGTGGTTTAACATCTGAACTTAATAATCCTGCAAAAGGATACACAAAAGGTGGCATGGCCGACTATTATAAAGATTTAATGTAATGTACAAAAAAGGATCATGTTGGGACGGCTACGTTCAAGCTGGCATGAAGAAAAAAGGCAATCGATTAGTTCCAAATTGTGTTCCAGCAAGTTCAAAAAAAATGGCCGAAGGTGGTCTTACAAAATGGTTTAAACAAAAATGGGTAGATATAGGATCAAAGAAAAAAGGTGGAGGTTTTAGAGAATGTGGAAGAAAATCTGCAAGTGGCTCAAAAAGAAAATACCCCAAATGCGTTCCTGCTGCAAAAGCAGCCCGAATGACAGAATCGCAAAGGCGTTCTGCTGTTGCAAGGAAAAGAGCAGCGGGTAATCCAGGCGGTAAGCCAACAAACGTTAAAACATTTGCAAAATCAGCTTAGATAGATATATTCACTTTGTGGATATTTATACTGTTTCAGTAATTCAAAAAGTTATCAAACGTGCATTAGAGAGATGTAAGAACCACGCTATATATGGTGTTGACACTCTTGAGCAACTACAATATGTTAGGGGGCAAATCAAATCCTACGAGGGTTTGCAACAGGAAATAAAAGACCTGCTGTCTAAAACGGAGATAAACGATGAACAAGTCCACGGAGACACCGAAACGGACTGAAGCACTCTTAGACGCTTACAAAGCTGAAGAAGAAGTCAAAACAGTCCTAGATCCAAAAGCGATCAAACAATCAACATTAGATAGTTTACCAACACCAACAGGTTATAGGTTATTAGTATTACCATATGCTGGTCCTAAAAAAACCAAGGGTGGAGTATGGCTATCTGATACAACACAAGAAACAATACAAATGACTACAGTATGTGGTCTTGTATTAAAAATGGGAGATCTTTGTTATCAAGACAAAGATAAATTTCCAAAAGGGCCTTGGTGTAAACTAAACAATTGGATAATTTTTAGTAGATACGCTGGCTCAAGATTCAAAATAGACGGAGGAGAAGTAAGAATACTCAATGATGATGAAGTCATTGCTAACATCACTGACCCTAACGATATTTTGCACCATTATTAAGGAGGACTAAATGGCTGAAGAAAATAAAAACCAACAGGTCGAATTAGATACTGATGGAGTAAATGAAGAAAACGTAAATATACCTGAAGCAAATGAACCAGATGAATCTTTTGCACCTAAAGAAAATGTAGATTTAGGATACACGGATGTAAGCGATAATGTAACAGGTGAAAAAACTGCAAAAGAACTTTTGCAGGAAACTAAGGAAGAAAAAAAAGAAGAACCTAAAGTAGAAGTTGAAACCAAAGAACCTGAAAAAGATGAAGAAGGTTTGGTTGAATATTCTGATAAAGTTCAAAAAAGAATAAAAAAATTAACTTTTCAAGTAAGAGAAGCAGAGAGAAGAGAAAAAGCTGCTGTTGAATATGCGAAAGGTCTTAAGACAAAGTATGAAACTGCTGAACAAAAGTATGAGGAAGTTGATACCAATTATCTTAAGGAATACGATGCAAGAATAGACGCAGAAAGAGATAAGGCAAAAGCTGCGTTAAAAACGGCATTTGATTCTCAGGATCCTGAACAAATTACTGAAGCTCAGGATAAGCTAACAAAATTAGCTGTTGAGAAGGAAAAAGTTTCTATGACTCTTTCAGAAAAAGAGGCAAAGAAAAAGGAAGCTGAGTCAAAACCTCAAGAAGCACCACAAGAACAACCGCCAATAAGTCAGAGAGCTCAAGATTGGGCATCTGATAATGAATGGTTTGGTAGTGATCGTGTAATGACTTCTGCTGCTATGGGAATACATGACGAATTAATAGAGCAGGGAATTGACGCAGAAACCAATGAATACTCTAATCAAATCAACAAACGTATGAAGGAATATTTCCCTCAGAAATTTGCCGATACGACAGAAGAAAAACCTGTTGCTACGAGAGAACCCGTCCAAAATGTAGCCTCAGTCAGTCGTAGAGCCGGAGGACGCAAATCTGTGAAACTCACCAAATCGCAGGTAGTGATCGCTAAGAAATTAGGGGTGCCACTAGAGGAATACGCTAAATACGTGAAGGAAGGAGCATAAAATGGAAAAAATAAAAACTTCACGCGAGTCTGATACTAGAACTAAACAAGCTAGAAAAAAAGATTGGACTCCACCATCCAGTTTGGATGCGCCAGCTGCACCGCAGGGGTACTGTCATAGATGGATACGAACTGCAACCGCAGGTTTTGAAGATACAGGTAATGTATCAAAGAAACTTAGAGAAGGCTGGGAATTCGTAAAAGCCGATACCATTATAAGTGAGATTGGCCAAAACGATTATCCAGTTATTCACGAAGGAAAACATGCTGGGCTCATTGGAATAGGTGGCCTTGTGTTGGCAAGGATACCAGAAGAGATTCTGAAACAACGCGCTGAGTATTTTAGAAAAATTACTCAAGATAGAACAGACGCGATTGATAGGGATCTTATGAAGGAGCAACACCCGGATATGCCGATCAATATTGATCGTCAGTCCAGAGTGACCTTTGGTGGTAGTCGTAAAAAATAATTTTTTTGCAATAACTACCTGGTCTTAAATTAACGCTTATAAGGAGTAACAACAAATGGCAAACGTAGTAGAAAAGTTCGGTCTTAGACCGTACAGAAAACTAGACGGTACACCATTAGTAGGAGCACAAAACAGATATACAATATCTGCTAATAACACTACTGCAATATTCCAAGGTGACTTAGTTATCGCTGAAACTGATGGTGATATCACAAGACACGTTGCGAATAACAGTACAGCTGTTATTGGTGTGTTCAACGGATGTTTCTACACAGATCCTACAACTCAAAAGCCGACATTTAAGAACTTCTACCCTGGAAATATTAACGCAAGTGATATAACTGCATTTGTCGTTGATGACCCAGACGCAGTATTCTTAATGGGAGCAGACGAGGCGTTCACAAGAGCGGATCTGTTTCAGAATTATTCTGTAACTAATGCAACCGGGAGTACAGTAACAGGTATCTCAAGCACTGAGTTAGATGTCTCTGTATCAGGAACGAATGCGTCTTTTGTAATTCAAGCAATTGACATATCTCAAGATCCTGACAACAGTGATACTGGTTCAGCAAACGCGAACATACTTGTTAGAATCAACAAACACTTCTATCGAAGTGGAACAGGTATATAGGAGTATAACAACATGGCAATATCACGTTCACAACTAGTTAAAGAACTAGAGCCAGGTTTGAATGCACTATTCGGCCTGGAGTATAACCGTTATGAAAATCAACATGCGGAGATATACAACACTGAAACATCTGACAGAGCTTTTGAAGAAGAAGTAATGTTAACAGGTTTCGGCTCTGCACCAACTAAACAAGAAGGTGCTGGAGTTGTGTTTGATCAAGCAACTGAGTCATTCACTGCTAGATATACACACGAAACTATCGCGTTAGCATTCTCAATCACTGAGGAAGCAATCGAAGATAATCTATATGATAGACTTGCAGCGAGATACACAAGAGCTCTTGCAAGATCTATGTCTAACACGAAGCAAGTAAAAGCTGCAAACGTTCTAAACAACGCGCAGATAACATCTGTTGTCGGTGGTGACGGTGTTTCATTAATTAATGGATTACACCCACTTGCAACTGGAGGCACGTTCTCAAATAAATTAGCTGTAGCAGCTGATTTGAACGAAACTTCACTTGAGCAGTCATTGATTGACATTGCTGGGTTCGTAGACGAAAGAGGCTTAAAAATTGCTTCTTCTGGTAGAAAAATGATAATTCCAAAAGAATTACAATTTACTGCTGAGAGAATCATGAAGTCTCCAATGAGAGTCGGAACTGCAGATAATGATATCAATGCAATGAGAAGCATGGGAATGGTACCAGAAGGATACGTTATTAATAACTTCCTTACTGATACAGATTCTTTCTTCTTATTGACTGATGTGCCTAACGGATTCAAAATGTTCGTTAGATCACCAATCAAAACTGCAATGGAAGGTGACTTCGATACTGGTAATGTTAGATTCAAAGCTAGAGAAAGATATTCTTTTGGATTCTCTGATCCAAGATGTGTCTTTGGTAACGGAAATCTACCAACTAGTTAATAGATAAGACATAACTATTTAGAAGGGGCGGTGTTTTACATCGCCCCTTTTTTTATGTATAATATTAAAACCTAGAAAAATTTAATTATGCAGACTGGCTAGGCAGACGGTATAGAGACTGCATATGAAACGCTATACAGGAGGATATTATGGCAACAACAACATTTTCCGGACCAATAAAAGCCGGAGACAAAAGAGATGGAGCAACAGCAAATACAGGATTTGTATCAATGGCTCAATCAGCAGCGGTAACTGAAGTAAATGCTTTCGGCACAACTTCAATAATTATTCCAGCTGGATCACAAATAACAAATATATATGTTTTAGTAACAACAGCATTTGATGGTGGTACTAATACTATTGATGTTGGAACTTCAGGAGATACTGATTTATTTGTAGATGGTTTAAGTGTTGCTGCTCTAGGAAATCATAGAGTAGGTGCAGCACAAACAGGAACTGAAGCAAAATGGAAAAATATCGGAACTGAAGATACAACTATTGTTTTTATATCACCACAATCAGGAAATGGTGCTGGTATTTTAACAGTTGAGTATTTGCAAAATAGAGCACTTGCTTAACAATTAACTCGTGGCTCCTTCGGGAGCCACAAATATTAGGAGAATATTATGTCAGGTGGAGGAAGTTTTACATCAGATCAACTGTCGGTACACAAAGGAAGTGGTACCCATGTTATGATTACAGGTAGAGGAAGAATTACTAGCGTACAAGCTAAAGGACATGCAAGTGGTCAACTTGAGTTTCATGATTGTGCAACAACAGGTGCTGTAGCATCAGGCAATTTGAAATTGAAATATGTTTTTGGCACAGAAGGAATTGATATCTACATGCCTGGATCAGGTGTTTTATTTAAAGATGGTATTGTAGTTGTTGCAGCTAATACTTCAGTTACAATTACACACACGTAAACCATATTATACACGTAATTTTGCGTGTATAATAAAATAGAGTAGAATTTTTATGTCAAACTTTGATAAATTAAAACTTATACCAAAGGTAGAGATAAGAGGTGGTACAAATAAGTCTGGTCCTATAACTCATAAAAAAGAGAGTAGAAAGTATGAAATTTCTGGCTCTTATGATTTGTATGATAAAAAAGATACAAAGGTGACACTCACAGGAAGTTACGGAAAATCATCAGGTAAAGATAAATTTAAAACACCTAGTGGCGAATTTGTTTTTGAAGGAGAAAGTGAACCACAAAAATTTATAGGTATAAAAATTTCAAAAAAATTTAAAAGAGGTGGTGATGTTATGCCACCAAGAAATAAAAAAAATTTTAGGTCAACCAAATCTGGTGCAGGAATGACTGCTGCAGGAGTTGCAAGATATAGACGTGATAACCCTGGATCAAAATTAAAAACAGCTGTGACCGGAAAAGTTAAACCAGGTTCAAAAGCTGCAAAACGTAGAAAATCTTTCTGCGCAAGATCAGCGGGGCAAATGAAAAAATTTCCCAAAGCTGCAAGAGACCCAAATTCAAGATTAAGACAAGCAAGAAGGAGATGGAAATGTTAAAAAAAATAAAAGAAATAATAATGTGGCCGTTCAAAAAAATGAAAGAATGGTGGCATAATTGGGGATAAATGCATTGGAGGATAGTCGGAATGGATTACAGATTTACAGCCTTACTGATTGTATTGTTATGTCTTCTGGCTATCTTCTTAGAACCAGGAAATATTAGATGAGTAAACCTTTAAAAATATCTGAACAAGCAGCTGTGCAAATGCCTATGAAGACGGTTGCCAGTTTGATCGCGTTAGTTGCAATTGGCACTTGGGCTTATTTTGGATTGCACGAGACACTCAACAATCACGCTACAAAAATAGAACTAATGCAAAAAGACTTAGAACAAAACTCTGAATTTAGAATAAAATATCCACGTGGGGAACTTGGTCAATCAAGTGGTGAGGCGGAGCTCTTCATGTTAGTGGAGCATATTGCAGGATTATTGGAGGACATAGATGCAGAGGTAAAGAGCATGAGAAATAATGCAGTTAATATAGAATTCTTACAAGAAAGAACAAAAAAATTAACAGAAGATGTAGAGAAGTTAATTAGAAATGGAAGTGGACACTAATGGTTGAGTTAGTTTTTGCACTTTTATTAATACAAGATCATAAGATCATAGAGCATCGATACCACGAGTCTTTATCTAGCTGCATGAAAGCGAGACGTTATGCTATGAAGGACCGTAGTGCCACAGATAGAGTTGTGTTTAAATGTATACAATCTAAAGCAAATGTAGAAGTATACATGGGAGAGAAAAAAATACTTTCGTTAATACTAGACTAATGGCGTATTTAAATGCAAACATACCACCAATTTATTGTAAAATAAGAAAGGAGTATCTTTATGATATGGATGAAAAATATAAAGGACAAAGCAGTGATTGTGTTATCTTTGGTCTTAGCTCTATTTCAGGTCGCGCTATCCTTTTTAATATCATGTTACCCAATGGTGCGTGCTATTGGAGGTTGCCTATCTCAGCGTTTTTCCAAAAATCGTATGATAGAGCCAAGGTGCCGGATATGCAGCCACACGAGTTGGAATTGTGGAACTGTTTCAGCTATTGGCCTAGCGTTCATTGCTTCGATTGGTTGGATGGTTTAAACGGAAAATATTTAGGATTGGATAAAAAATTTTACCATGGCAAATATTTATTCACAATTGATTGGGCACATCCAGACACTAACATATTGGACACAGAACATTCTGAAATACCTCAAGAACATAAGTGTGCACATATACTGGCTCTTAATAACGGTAATTATGCAGCTCAGCCTAATAATCGTTGTCTTTGGCACGTTAATAGTTATACTACTGATAACAGCTGGCCTGACTATAAAGTCCAAACTACTTACTGGGATGCAGAAGATAACGAAATGGTAACTGAAGATTCAGATAAAATGTTTTATCAAATGGAGAACAAAAATGAATTTAAGTCGTAATTTTAGCTTATTAGAGCTAACTAAATCAGACACTGCAATACGTAAAGGCATAAATAATAACCCCAACGCAGAACAAATAGAAAAATTAAAAGCGTTGTGTGAAAATATCCTCCAACCTGTTCGTGATCATTTTGGCAGGGTTAAAGTCACAAGCGGTTTCCGTAGCAGTGAGCTGTGTCTAGCCATTGGCAGTTCAGTTAATAGCCAACATGCAAAAGCTGAGGCTTGTGATTTCGAATGTGTAGGAGTTGATAATGCTGAATTGGCTGATTGGATTCACAAGAACCTTCCGTATGATCAGCTGATCCTTGAGTTCTACACTCCAGGAGAACCTAATAGTGGATGGATTCACTGCTCCTGGATACAAGATCAACCACGAGCATCTTACTTATGGGCCTATAAAAGTGAAGGAAAAACCAAATATAAACCAGTTCTTGGTAAAGCTAAAGACCTCATCTAATCCTATCGCTAAAAAACTAAGGTCTAGAACTTACAAACCAAAAGTGATACAATCCAAGAAGTTGTATAACCGTAAAAAGGAGAAACATGGCCATCAAACACAGGATTAAATTTAAAGCAGCAATGGGTAGAGCAGCGTTTTCTGAAACTACTTCAAAAGCCCCAGGTACAAAAATGAAAGAAGAACCTTACAATGGTTCTTATATGCAGTCTGAAATTGCAGGTAAAAAAGTGTCAAATCCTAGTTTAGTAAAATATTATGGACCAATGTTGAAGGGATTTAAAAAATAATGGCAACTTCTGGGACTACAAGTTTTGATTTAGATATTGATGAAATAATTTCTGAAGGTTATGAGAGATGTGGTATTTCAACAAATTCAGGTTATGATTTAAAATCAGCTAGAAGAAGTCTAAATCTATTATTTGCAGAGTGGGGTAACAGAGGAATTCATTTGTGGAAAGTAAAGTTGAATACTTTAGCATTAGTAAATGGTACTGCTGAGTATGCAACAACAGCAAATGTTAACGATGTCTTAGAAGCTTTTATATCTACTTCGGCTAATAACACAGGCACAAGAACTGACGTATCATTAACAAAAATAGATAGATCAACATATGCAGCTTTACCTAACAAAGGCTCTACAGGTCAACCATCACAATATTATGTTAAAAGAGAAACTACACCAAAAATATTTTTATACATCACACCAGATGCATCTACTTATACTCATCTGAAATATTATTCTGTAAACAGAATTGAAGATGCAGGTGCTTATACAAATGAAGCTGATGTAGCTTACAGATTTTTACCATGTATGTGTGCAGGTCTTGGATATTATTTAGCTATGAAAAAAGCACCACAATTAGTACAACAAAATAAATTAATTTATGAAGATGAGCTAAAAAGAGCTCTAGATGAAGATGGTCAAAGAACATCAACATTTATAACCCCTCAATCTTTCTATCCAACATCGGTTTAATATGGGAAAATTTGCAACAGGTAAAAGATCACAAGCTATATCTGATAGATCAGGAATGGCATTTCCATATACAGAAATGGTAAAAGAATGGAATGGTTCATTGGTGCATATATCAGAATTTGAATCTAAACATCCACAAATAAGACCAAAACATAATTCAGCTGATGCAATTGCATTACAAAACACAAGAGCACAAAAATTTCAAAGGCCAACTACAATAAGTGCAATAAATCCTCAAGCACCTAACGATAAAACCGTTGCTTCATCTGGTGTAGCATCAATGACAACTGTGAATTTAAATTTACCTGGTAATTTAGCATTTCAAACAGAAAAAAATACATTTAACAACCAGGGTTTTACAACTACTGTATCAAGCATGTTTCCTGAAAATGGTTCATCTGAAAATAGAAAAAGAGAAGTTATAATAACATTAAATAACGTAACAGTGAGCATAACTTAATGGCTATTACATACACAAATTTTTTAACACAAGTAAGAGATTATACAGAAGTAGATTCAAACGTATTATCTGATTCATTGATTGGGCAATTTATAAGACATGTAGAATTAGATATAGCTGGTAGAGTTGATTATGATGATTTAAGAAAATACGCTACATCTAACTTTAATGCCAATAAAAGATTTTTACAAATGCCATCTGCATTTCTTGTTATTAGATCTTTACAAGTATTTGCTGATTCAACTTTAACATCAGCTAGAACTTTTATGGAAAAGAAGGACACAAGTTTCATAACAGAATTTAATGGATCTGGAGCAACTGGTCAGCCAAAATATTATGCTAATTGGGATGAAACATCTGTAGTTGTTGCACCAACACCCGATCAAGCTTATGCTACACAGCTAAATTATATAATAGATCCTCCTGGTTTTACGTCATCTAGCACAACATTTATATCCACGTATCAAGAAGCTATGTTACTTTACGGTGTTTTAGTTGAATGTTTTTCATTTCTAAAAGGCCCCATGGATATGTACAATTTGTATAAAACAAGATATGATAAGGCTATTGAAGCTTTCTCGTTACAACAAATGGGAAGACGTAGAAGAGCAGAATATGACGATGGTGTACCAAGAATTAAAGTTCCGTCAGCATCGCCAAATACAACTTATTAAGGAGATAAAATTATGGCAATACAACAAGCAGTATGTAATTCATTTAAAAAACAATTACTTGAAGGAGACATGGAATTCCAAAATGGAGGAGATGTCTTTAAACTAGCACTTTACACAAGTGCAGCAAACTTATCAGCAGCAACAACGGCTTATCCAGGAGATAGCACTGGAGGACAACACGCAAATACTGGGTCTTATACTCAAGGTGGTGGTGTTTTAACAGGACAAGCAACTTCCATAGATACAGGAGTAGCGATTGTTGATTTTGCTGAACTTTCTTTTACTGGTGTAACATTAACAGTAAGAGGAGCATTAATTTATAATACATCATCAGCTACAACTAATGCAGCTGTAGCAGTATTAGATTTTGGTGGAGATAAAACAGCAACAGCTGGAACTTTTACAATTCAGTTCCCAGCTTTTAATTCAGCTAACGCTATTTTAAGAATAAGCAGTTAAGGAGGGTGCATGGCTCTAGTCATAAATGATAGGGTTAAAGAAACAAGCACTACTTCTGGACAAGGAACTCTAGATTTAGCAGGTGCTTCACAAGACTTTGAGACTTTTGTCGATGGTATCGGCAACGGTAAACAGACCTATTATTGTATAGTTGAAACTGGCAATAACTTATTTGAAGTAGGTATTGGGACCGTTACTGATGGCACACCAGATACTTTATCAAGAGATACTGTAATAAGTAATTCATCACAGAGCACATCTAAAGTAAATTTTACATCTGCAACAAAAGATGTTTTTTGCACCATACCTGCTAAAAGAACAATTTCACCTGTCATGACAGCTACCGAGTTTGTAGTAACTCACAATTCAACATTGTCTGAAGTTCAAACAATGGACTCAGGTGTATTAGCAGGACCAGTAACCGTAACAGGAACAATAACAGTAACAGGAAATTTAATAGTATTATAATGAGCACAATTGAAGTAGATAAAATAAAACCACAGTCAGGAACAAATACTCAACTAGGAGAATCTGGTGACACTATAACAGTGCCTTCAGGAGCAACACTTGATGCATCTAATGCTACTACAACATTACCGTCAACTGTAGTTACAACTACAGGGACACAGACATTAACAAATAAAT